GGGCTGGGTCACGTCCATGTGATCGGACCACACGCGCTGGACCAGTTTTTCCATCCGGTCCCAGTCATCCTCAGTCATCTCCTGGTCCTCCCAATCTATGGACGGCTGGGGGTCCCGAACCACGCCACAGGACCAGCCCCCCGTGGTGGTGGCGTGGCGCTCGAAATGGAGATGGGGGCCGGTCACGTTCCCTTCCGCGCCCACTTCCCCCACTTTGTCCCCAGCCTGGACGTGGCCCTCTTTGGCCCGGGTCCTCATGTGGGCGTAAAAGTCTCTGGTTCCGTCCTCGCACCGAATCTCTACCTGGTGGCTTCCGAAAGCGGACCCGTGGTCACAGTGCACAAGCTGGCCGGGACGGGCGGCCACCACCCGGGTCCCGGTGGGCGCCCCGAAATCGGCGCCCGTGTGGATCCCGTCCCCATGGCTGTCCCGGTCACAGGACCAGTACGGCCCCCGGCGGCCGTACGGCGTGTCCACAAACGGGCTATCCGGGACCGGGGACATTACTTGTCCTGTGTGGTTTCGGCGTCCGGGTCCTGGCGACCGGCCATAGCGGACTGGTTCCCTTCCGGGGCCTCTGCCGGGGCGTCCTCGCCCGTGGCCTGGTTCTCCGGGGCCGCCTCATCGGTGGTGGTTTCCTCTTCCACACTCTTTTCCTTCCGGTGGCGTGTCGTCATGGTGCTGGTTCCTCTCCGATGGATTGCACGGCGGACAGGATCATCCCGTCCGTGATTACGGCCTCATCGGTACCCGGGTCAAAGGTGGGGTCATCCGGGTGGCTGGCTAGGGCCGATTCCCAGGCCGCGTCCCAGCCAGGCTGGGAGGCCCAGACCCGGCGGTTATTGGCGGCCCAGGAATCCGGTTCCGTGAATCCCTCAGTGGCAGCAGCTTGCGCCAGCCGGTCAGACATGGCGCCATTGTTGGCGATATGGGCCTGAGTCAGGTAGGACATGGGTTCCCCTAGGTGAGAGTGAACTGAGCGGTTCCGCCCAGGACGAATACGCCCCACCGGCAGGAATTGACACTGATTCCGGCGGCTGGGTTTGCGTACGTCTGGACGTAAAGGTTGAGCGTGGTGACCCCCACCGCGCACCAGACCAGAGCCTGGGACGCCAATTCGGCGCGGCCCGAACCAGATTCGTAATAGATGGCCTGGGTGGCATCATCGCCCAGTCCGCCATTCACGCCGATACGGGTGATAGCAAACCCCACGCCGGTCATGCTGGATATGTCCGTGTTCTGCCGGACCAGAGCCAGGCCGCCGCACCCAACCATGGTGAGCGTGGCGGTGGCGGATGGGACCAGGACAGACCCGGCCGGTTTGAAACCGGACACGCTCAGAGCCTTATTCAGGTTGGCCCGGTACGGCGTACCCAGGACGTTCTCCACCCGTTCAGCGGATGCCTGGATGGCGTTATCGCCATCGGCTAACAGGTCCGTTCCCAGCGGGTACGGAATGGCCAGCTTCGGCGTGTTAGCGGGCATGACTGCCTCTCAGACCGTGGGGTGGAGTAGGCGGACCAGCAGATTTGAGTCAGCGGCCCCGGCGGTCATACCGGCGGCCCCGCCCCCGGTGCACGCCATCCCCCACCGGACCATGGTCCCGGCCGGGAGGGAAACCACCCCCTGACAGAAAACGGAATGCTGCAAGGCGCCCACATTCGTCATGTTCACATAGGACCGCGCCCACACGCTGAAACCGTCCCCGATGAATAGCGCCGCGTTATTGGCGCCCGCCTGGGACCAGGACATTTGGCCGGTTGCTGTGACCAGGTAATAGCCCTTACGGGGGACCGTGATTCCGTTGCCTGTGGCGGTCACCCCGGGCGAACCGGCGAAACTGCCACAGGTGGAAAACCACATGGATCCGCCCACCCCGGGACCGGCCCCGGCGGCCAGGGTACAGGTCCCCCACGTTATGGATGAGTCCAGCCAGGTAGCCAATGACTGGATGGCGTTATCGCCATCGGCCACCCGGTCCGAACCGATGGGGTAAGGGATTCCTAACGGCGTGGATCCGGGCATTACGCGGCCTCACTTACTGCGGGCTGGACCCAGGTGTCCCAGGTGACAGCGGGGGCCACCTGGTCCCACCTGAGGGCTGTGGGCGTGTCGTCCCACCGGCCGACACCGGGACCCGGGTAGCCGATGCAATAGGACTGGTCCCAGGTGCGCGTGGCAGCTTCGGGGACCGTGTTCCAGGTCGTGGACGTGGGGTCATCCCACCGGACCAGCCTGGCTGAGCGGCAGTAGCCGGACAGGACTATCTCCATGTCGTGGATCCCGTACGCGAGGGTTTCGGACCAGCCCTCTACCCACCCGTAAATTTCGGTGGGCGCGGTGCCGATGGCGGGCAGCCCGGACAGGTGGACCAGATCGGACATGTCCAGTGACAGCAGCCGGTCAGTGTCACTCTGGGAGAGGGATTCCACGTCCACCGGGATCCCGGACAGGACCCAGACCGGCTCATAATTCCGTTTCATGAGTAGGTCACCCGTGGCCTGGGCGTCCGCCTGAGCGTTCAGCTCTGAGTCCGTGGTGAACGCGTACGGCCCCCATTTGCTCTGGGACGTGGGGTTAGTGGCCTGGTACCGGGTCTGACTCCCACCGGAACCCACGCCGTAGCCGATGGATACGGCGTTAACCAGCCCGTCCAGGTTGCGCACCCAGGCGGGGGTCACCAGTACGTCACAGGCGTCCAGTTCCAGGGTGACCGCCACCCGGCCCCGGTGGCCGCTGTCTGTGTAGCGCAGATCCCCATTCACGGACTGCCAGACGATTCCCATAGCGGACTCAGCCACTTCCCGCATGACGTTTAGCGCGGGCTGGGAGTCAATGTCCCGGGCCCGGATAGCCACGGTCCCCGGGTCACTGATAAACGGGTCGAGAGGCATCCCGGCCAGGCTGGCCACCCGGGCCACGCGCTGGGCGTCATTCTCGACCGGGAAAGGAACGTCCCCCACCACACGGCGGCCCAGATCGGACAGGGTGGCCACGGCCGTTATCTGCGCCTGTTCCGTGGTGGGGGTGGCGGACCCGGCCTCATCCCAGCCGGTGGTCAGGTCCGTAATCCGGCCCCGGAACCTGGTCCGGGTGGACGCCGGGAGAGCGGCGGTTACGTCAAGCTGGGCGCCCAGTTCCACGCCCGCCGGGAGAACGTCCACCGTGGCGTCCCAGGACAGGTCCAGTGTGGCTGAGGATGGGTCCGGCTGGGATGTGGTGTCAGAGCGGCCGTGGCGGATGGCCACCTGGTCCACCAGACACGAAATGTCCACCCCGGCCACCGTGACTGTGTATGTCCCGATCATGGCGTCAGCCCCATCCGCCGGTCGTGACCGGCCAGGATCCGGCGAATCTGCCGGGCCACAGCCTCCGGGTCCAGAGCGCCGTTCACCGTGATTTGCACGGCCCCCCGGGAATCCGTGGCTGAGGCCCCCACCCCAGCCACCCGGGGGGCCGCCACCCCGGCCATGGGCGCGGTGGCGGTGGCGGGGGCCATCGCGCTTGTGCCAGGAATATGGGGGAGGTTAATGCTCGGGACGTGGATACGGCCCAGCGCCGAAATGAGGGCGTTCACCTTATCGATAACCCAGCCGATGGCTGAGGCCGCCGCGTCAAAGGGGGCGGACAGGATGGCGCCCAGCCCGGATACGGCAGTCTTTAGGCCCCCGATAACGGCATTCCACGCCCCCTCGATTCCGCCCACGGCGGAGTCGAAAGCGGTTTTAATCTTGTCCCAATTCTTTACGATAAGGCCCACGGCGATACCGATAGGCCCGGTCAGAATTGCGAGGATGGTAGCCCAGTTATTCTTAATGAAATTGAACGCGGCCTCAAATCCAGATTTGATCCCGTTCCACGCGGACAGGACGAAAGCCAGCGCCGCAGCCGCAGCCGATTTAATCGCGTTCCATGTGGCCACAGCAGCCGATTTAATGGCCTCCCACGCGGCCACGGCGATTGCCTTTAGCGTGTCGAAATTCTTTACGATAAGGATAATCACGACAATCAGGGCCACCACGGCCAGGGTAATCAGGATGATCGGCGCCAGCGCCACGGTTTCCGCAATAGCCATGAGGGTTAGGGCCACGTTCAGGACCAGGATGGCGGCGGCCACGGTGGCGATTACGGCGGCCAGGATCTGGACTGTGGTCGTGTGGTCCGCCATGAATCCAAACACGGTGGACAGTGCACCGGCCACGGCGGCCAGGACTGGCAGCAGAGCGGTCCCCAGCTCTGATTTCATGTTCTCAAGCTGGGCTTGCATGATGGCTGAGGACCCGGCGGCCGTGTCTGATTCGGACGCGAATTTCCCCTGGGCGTCCGCTGTCTGCTCATTGACCAGGGCCAGGGTGGCCATGGCCTTAGCCTGTTTCCCGGCCTCGCCGGTCAGTTTGTCCGTACCGTCAGCGGCCATCCGGGCCGCAATATCCGCTTGTTTGATCGATACGCCGTACGCCTCAATGGGGTCCGTTTCCCCTTTCAGGACGGACGACAGGGCGGATACGGCGTCAGCGGTGGACCCCCCGAACATGGCCGCCAGGTCCGCACCCTTTTTAATCAGTTCGTCCGTCTGGGTCACGACCTGGCCCATGGGCAGTCCAGCATTCTTAAGCTGGGATCCGATTACGGTGGCTAGTTCCCCGTACTCAGATTTGGCCAGACCGGCGGACGTGGCCGCCTCATCGGCCCACTTTTTCATTTGGCCAGCAGACTTCCCGAATACGGAATCCAGGCCGCCCATGGCCTGTTCCGTCCGGGACGCGGACGCGGCGGCGGTGGCGGCCCCGGCCGCGATACCAGCCAGCGCGATAGCGGCGGGAACGGCTGCCTTTTTAATGCCAGCCGCGAAACCGGAAACGTCCGAACCGGCCGCCCCGATATCGGCGGACGCCTTTTTAGTGTCCGCCACTATGCGGATGACCAGGTCAACGGCGGCGGCCACGTTTCACCCTTTCCGCATTCTTTTCCAGCACGGCTAACACGGTGGCGATGATTTCGTCAGGCTCATCGCGCCAATCTGCGGGGGCCGTATTCGTGGCCACCGCTATTTCCACAATCAGTCTGTTTCTGGTCCCGCTTCGGTAGGGCCCACGCCGTTTTCCGCGTTCCCGATATCCCGGACGGACCGGACCTGGGTTTCCCACGCCTCATACGTGAGGGACGTTTCCAGGTCCCCGGACCGGCGTAAGGCGGACCACGCCAGGAATGTCAGCCACTTAAACGGCCGGTCCTGGAATGAGCCCCACTTGTGGCGTAGGGCCGTGGACTCCCAGGCCAACAGGTCCCGGTTATCGGTCTGCACTTCCAGCGGCTCACCCGGGTCCCGGATAACCAGGACAAGCGGCGCCACCAGCTTAATGTCACGAGTCATGACTAAGCCCCCCTCACGTCCCCCATGATCGATTCGATTTCGTCCCTGTAGGTCTCTGCTATTTCTCCGGTAGCCGCGTCCAGTGCTGGCCGCATAAATGGGGAGGCCGGGACTGTGGCGGTTCCGTATTCCTGATAGCCCGCGTACGGCTGACCGGCTGTGACTTCCACCGTGTCCCCGGTGGCGCTGGCCCGGATGGATCTGGCCAGGGCGCCGGTTTCCACGGGCGCCAGTCCGGCGGCCCGGGTCCGGACCAGGTTCCCGGCCCGGGTCCCGGCCGCTTGCATATTCCCCAGCTTGCCCGCCGCGTCCCCCAGCGTCCGCGCCAACGTGTCGGCGCCGATCACCTGGGTTTGTGCGGACTCAGTCATGCGGCGCTTTCGTCCTCACCCCCGGCGGCGGCCAGGACCACGCCCCCGAATGTGTAGACAGGCGGCCCGGCCAGCGCAAATTCGAAATCGCTTGTCATGGTCTCGCCGGTCGTGTCCCCACCGAAGCTGAGGGGGTCCACAATCAGGGTCCCGGCGGCCATGGTCCCGGCGTCCGTGCTGGGCGTGAATTCGTACGCCAATGGCTTACCGGCCTGGGTCTGGGACAGGGCGAAAAATCCGGACGCGTCATCCACGTCCGTATCCATGTTCCCGGACAGTGTGTATTCGTACGTGACCGCGCCCACCTTTACGGTCCCGCAGAGTTTCGTGGTGGAGTCACCCTGATTCTTTTCCGCCGCGATAACGGCGTTATTGACCAGGCATGACACGTCGATTTCGGTTCCGGTGGTGCCAATCTTTAGCGTGCCTGGGCCCAGCGGAAAAGTGTCCGGTTCAGGTGAAACGCTCATGGTTGTCCCTTTCAGGAAATGGTGAGGCGGAACCGGAGGCCGGGCATGGTCTGGCGGTCCTGGAATGCGATAGATACCGGTTCGGCGTACTGGACGAGACCCAGCCGCGTGAGGGCCAGCGCCACCACATCCCGCAGTGAGTCCCCCTCATCCACGGTTTGCGGGGCGTAGTCCCCCGGCAGGGTCACCAGCACGTCGAATTCATCGCGGGCCAACGTGTCCAGCGGCCCGTCATAGGTGGACCGGACCCACCTGGGCCACGCGGCCCCGGCGGTGGCCTGGTCTGGCGCGGCCGGGTAGCCGGTCAGCCCGGGGACGCCCGTGAGAGCGGCCACGATTTCGGCCCGCCTGGACCCGGGCCGGGCCTCTGGCGCCGCGTACGGCCGGGCCAGACTCACGCCAGAACCGCCCGCCGGTAGGCCCTCTCGTGTTCCTCCACCAGCGCGTCCAGCTGCGGCAGCCGCTGGGGCCCGTACTCAGCCGCGTCCAGCCCCACCATGCCCAGAGCCAGGTTCCGGGCAGCGATTTCCCGCTGGACCCGGCGTAGCAGAGCCTGGGCGAGGCTGGCCGGGTAGGTGGCCGGGTCCCATTCGCACCGCGCCCACTGGTCCCCTGTGGCCGTGTCCAGCATCCTGGCCAGGTCCTCATCCGTCAGCGATGTGGTGGGGACCCGGACATATGCGCGGACCGTGGCCAGGTCCAGGGTGACCGGGGGCGCGGTGCTCATGGCTCAGACCACCGGGGCGGGAACAGTGAATTTAGTGAACGCGGACGGGAGGACGTTCAGGAAAGCGCCGTAACCGGCGTAACCCACAAGCTGGCCCAGCACGTCCGGCTCTCCTACTTCCATGAGGCCGTCCACGTCCTCATACCATTCCGCGTAACGGGACGGGCCCTGGATCATGGTGGACGCCGGGAAATTCTTATCCACGACCAGGTTAAAGCCCATCGGGGACCCGGACACGCCTCCCGGATTCATACCGGGGAACAGGGGAGCACCCTGATTCGTCATGACCCCACCCAGGCGGCCCCACACGTCCGGGGAAACCCACACGGTGTCCGGAAGGGAATTCACGGCCCCCAGAGCGGTGGCGGCGGCCCCATAGATAGCCGCGTACAAACCGGCCGCGTCCCAAGTGGCGATAGGCGCCGTCTGGGTTACGGATGCCGCGAAATCCTCAGCCGCCTCATTGTCCGTGGCGTTAGCGTAGACAGCCGCGAAATCCTCAAACACGATTTGCATAATGCCGGGGCTGGTCCACTTAACGTCCTGGCGGGAAATGTTCAGGTGACCGGCGAACGTGTCCGCCACAACCGGCAGCTTGTCAATGGTCAGTTTCTGGCTAGCCGTCAGCGTCTTTTCTGCCGTTTGCTTATCCACGGCCACATGCTGGGTGATCCGGGGCCGGTCAAACTGTCCCGCCGGAAGTGGCTTCCGGGTAATCGAATTGATAAACGGCCGGGACGCGTCAATGTTATTGAGCACCGGGCCCAGGACGGGCCGGGGGACGATTCCCGGGTTATCGGCCAGCGTCTGGTGGGCGGTGGCGCGTTCAATCTTTTCCCGCGCCTCCGGGTCCCGCAGCATCCAGGCGCGGTGGAGAGTAATGGCGTAGTCCCCCACGGTAGGGAATTCCCGCAGTACGTCATATTCCGGCTCTGGTTCCCGGGTGGTCCGGGTCTGGCTGGGCGCCGGGGTGGTCCGCCGCAGCTCAGCCACGCGGCCGGTCTGGGCCTCCAGGTCTGAGTAATGGGTAATCGCGGTCTGCAACTCTCCCAGCCGGGTCCGGTCCCGGTCCACCTGGGCCTGTTCCTGGTCCGTTACGTCCCGGTTGTCCTCAGCGGCCCGGTTAATCAGGGAATCGATACCGTCCCGGATTTCGTCATACTGCGCGTTCAGGCGGTCCAGATAGGCGCCCATTGGTCTGCCTCCCATTGGTCAGGTTTGTATTCACTGACCGGGTGGCGGCTATCACCAGCAATTCCGGGGTGGCTGCTACTGGGCAGGGTGGCCGGTAATTGGGGTCCGGGTGGCGGTTCTGGTTTCGGACGGTACGCCGGGCGGGGCCTGTCGTCTATAGATGGCGGCGCCGTCCGGTGGAATCATCGTCCCCCCCCGGACCTGGGTTCCGGATCCAGCGCCACAGGGCCGTACTGAGGACCAGCCCCACGCCCAGCCCCAGCCCCACGAAACCGGCGATGGCCAGGTCCCCGAATCCGATGGCCCAGCTCACCACGGGAGGGCCTCGCCGTAGGGCCGGTGGTCTGAGGATCCATCCTTTTTCAGTAGGACACATTTGTTGGCCTTACTGGTGGACCAGGATCCGTCAATGAGCCGGGACCCGTGGGTCCCTTTCCCGTCCGCTGGCATGTTCCCGGCCCAGCCCAGGAACATGGACGGGAATATGTCCTGGACGTATCCGCGCCAGTGGCCGTTATGGAAATCTATGTTCCAGTCTCCACACAGGATCCCCAGGTCCGGGTGGTATTTCTTATTCTTATTGTTCCAGTAGGAATGCCACCCATTGACCGCCGATTTCCACGCTGCGGCCTGGGCATTGTTATTGAAACTGGACCCGTTCTGGACGTTGCTGGGCAAATGGCATACGGACAGGAACAGTGTGTGTCCCTCAGTGTGTTCCAGGAACGCGGTGGCGCACCAGGTTTCGTGTTTGCGGCCCTTCCCGTCCGTCCACACTTTGTCTGTCAGCTTGTGGGGCTCTTTCCAGACTGGC